GGCGCGGAGACGCTTCAGGCGTCCATCGGCACCAAATACTCGGCCCTGAACAAGATGGGCTTCGAGATCCCCAAGTCGGTCGAAGAGAAGATGATCCCCGACGAAGGCATCGTGATCTCCGTGGGCGATGCCTGCGAGGTGATGAAGGCCGGTGACCGGGTTCTCTTCGGCAAGTGGGCGGCCAAGCCCATCGCTTTCGAGCCGGGCCTGTACGTCATGCAGGAGGAAGACATCATCGGTGTCATCGAAGATGACGCCAAGGCTGTCGCCGCATGACCGAGAAGATTGGAAATCGCGTGGAGGTGACGGATGACGAAGCTCCTGTCGCGCCTGCGAAAGCTCCTGTCTCCAGCCCGGAGCCAGCCCCGCGACAAGCGCCGAAAGCTGCTGATTCGGAACCCGAAGCGAAGGGAACGGACTGGGTCGAGATCGAAGACCCCAAGTTGAAGGCCCGCTTCAATCGCCTCTATCGCCACACCAAGGAGGCGAACGAGCGAGCGGAGAAGACCGAGCGCCAGATCTCCCTGCTTGCCGAGCAGAACTCCAAGCTCCAGAAAGCCCTTGAGACCATCGCCGGGGGCATGAAGGACAAGGAGATGCAGGCCGAACTGGCTACCATCAAGAAGAACATGAAGGAGTCATTTGCAGTTGGCGACGTTGAAGCCTTTGCGGAGGCCAACGAGCGTCTTCTGGAGATGAAGCAGGAGGCGAAGGAAAAGGAGAAGGAGGCCGAAGCGCCGAAAGCTCCCGATCCAGCCATCTCTCAGGTAGAGGTGCAGATCGTCAACTCATGGCAGTCCCAGAAGGATGGCGACGGAGAGCCTATCCGCCCATGGGCCATGCCAGACCATCCCGAGTTCGCCGCCACGCAGGACCTCATCCAGAAGGTGGCGAAGGCAATGCCGGATGCCTCGGTGCGCGAGATCCTCCGAGAGGTGGACAAGCGCATGGAGAAGATCCTCGGGGTGGATGACGACGACGAGGACCAGCCCAACCCGGTCCGCCGGGCCTTCTCTGCCCCTCGTGGCCGACCGGCACCACAAGACCGCGAACGCAACTCGCTCTCCGCACAGGAGCGGGCCGTTGCGGAGATGATGTTCATGGGTTCGCGCGGTTCTCTGGCGAAGACGGCCAAGGAGGCGCACGAGCTTTATCTCAAGCAGAAGCGACTGTCCGGTAGGGCGGTTGCGGTGGAGGACTGAAATGTCGGATAGTGAACTTGGGTCTGGTTCCGGTGTGATCGCAGACTCGATGAAGGGCCGAAAGAAGACGGCGAAGAAGGGCAACCGTAGCTGGACCCCCGCCGCGCCTCTCGGCATCAAGAGCAGGGACCCATCCAGCAGGCTTCGCTGGGTCCACGCCGAGCCCGCCAACATGCTGAAGAAGCGTGCTGAAGGCTGGGAGCAGGCGGATGCTGGAGACGCTGTCCACGACCGTCCCAATGGGGTCGAGTCTGGAAAGGGAAGTCCAGCCGGTGTGCTGGAGTATCGGGACATGGTCCTGATGAAGATGCCGGAAGAGATGGCTCAGGAGCGCGAGGCGTACTACCGCAACGCATCTCAGGAGCAGCTTCAGGGTCTGAAGACGAGGACCAAGAAGGACATCCGCTCCAAGACGGGCGTCACCGTCGAGGGCGACATCACCATCGACTAACCCCTCCAGAAGGAACCCCAAATGACCGACGCTCCCTATGGCCTTCAGGCCATTCGGAACAAGGCCGCTGGCAACACCCTTCGCACGAAGCTCTATCGAGTGACTGCGTCGGGCAACACGCAGGGCCTGTTCATCAACGACCCCGTCCGATTCAACTCGGCGGGCCTCGGCGTGGTCCGCCTCTCGTCCAACGCTGCCGCGAACACCCGATGCCTCGGCGTGGTCTCGGAACTGTTCGACGAGAACGGTCGCCCGCTCACGTTCAGCCAGCCGGGCCGTGGCCCCTTCCTCCCCGCCTCGACGGCTGGGTGGGCGGCGGTCTACGACAGCCAGCAGATCACGTTCATCTGTCAGGCCGACGCCTCCGCTGCGGAGACGATGGTCGGGCAGTACGTTTCGCTGACTGCGGCGACGAACGGCAACACCGCTGCTGGCACCTCCGTCATGCAGATCCGTGTCGGCTCCGCCGATACGTCTGCCAAGACGTTTCAGGTGCTGGGTCTGGCTCCGACTGAGGCTCGCGGCCTCGGCTCGGTCGCCAACAACTCGGCTTGGGGCAATGCGTACATCGACCTTGAGGTCCGCATCGCTCTCCACTCCTACACCTCGTAACAGGGAGGAGAGAACATGACGACCGGAACTGGCAATCTCCCTGAACTCCTGTGGCCCGGCATCTCCACGATCTGGGCCGACACCTACCGCCGCTACCCGCCGCTGTGGAACCGCTACATGATCCTGCGCCGCTCGACCAAGGCGTTCGAGAAGGAGCAGGGCGTGACGGGCTTCGGCCTCGTCGGGCAGAAGGACGATGGTGACAGCGTCCCGTATGTGGACATGCTTCAGGGCTATCAGCGCGAGTACGTCAACCTGACCTACGGGCTGGGGACGACGATCACCCGCGAACTGATGGAAGACGAGCAGTACAACGTCATCAACAACGTGCCGAAGATGCTGGCGGAGTCGATGCGTCAGACGGAAGAGACCGTCTCCGCTTCGGTCTTCAACCTCGGCTTCAGCACGATGCTGACTGCGGATGGCTCGGCCTTCTTCTCCTCGACGCACCCGAATGTCCGTGGTGGCACCCAGCGGAATATCCCCGCTGTCGCCTCGGACCTGACGCAGGCGTCGCTGGAGCAGGCGTACATCGACATCCACGACTGGCGCGACGACTCCGACCTGAAGATCAACCTCATGCCCGAGAAGCTGCTGGTCGCTCCGACCAACCGCTTCGTGGCTGAGAAGATCCTCGGGACGAAGTTCGCGGTGGGTTCGGCTGACAACGACATCAATCCGATGGCGGGCCAGCTTGACCTGATCGTGAACCCGTTCCTCACGGACCCGGATGCGTGGTTCATCATCACGAACGCCAAGGCGGGCGCGACGTTCTACCGTCGCCGCAACGCTGAGATCACCCGTGACAACGAGTTCGACACGGAGATCCTCAAGACGAAGACGACCTCGCGCTTCTCGGTGGGTGTCACCGACTGGCGCTACGGCTACGCTTCGGCTGGCGCGTAAGACCGGCACATACCCGGCAAGGGAAGGGGCATCCGAGAGGGTGCCCCTTTCTCATAGGGGCCTTCCCCGTCCACACCCGGTGGGTAGATTTGGGGTGGATCAGCAAAGGATCTCTCCATGACCCTCAAGACGCAGTTCTCCGGCCCCGTTGCCACCGGCATCGACAGGGGCAACCTCTCGCTGAGCAACAAGTCCTTCGGGCGGTTCACCGTCTGGACCCCGCTCACGACCCTCCCCGTCACGGCCCAGCCCGTTGCGGTGCTACCGTTCGATGCGGTCCTGCATGAGATCAACATCTGGAAGACCGGGGCCTTCACGGGCGAGGCGGCCTTCAAGTTCGGCACGGCCACGGGCGGCTCGGACAACCTCGGCAGCATCTCCATCTCTGGCAACTCGGTCTACCGGGCGTTCGTCAACTCGGCCACGGCCCAGACCACCCTGCCGTTCGCCCACGCGGGCGTTTCGGCCAACCCGACCCCGATCTACTTCTCGACCGGCGCGATCTCCGGTACGACGAGCGCACTCGCCTCGGCGGCCTTCGTGGAGGTCATTTACACCCGCATCTCCCTGACTGAGCGCCCGGATCTTGTTGCGGCGCACAAGGGGAATGACACGACCTTTCAGGGGCCGGTTCGGTCTGGCGGCCAAGATGTCGGCATCCCGTCCCGGTCCACGGTCGGCAACCTTGTCACCATCCAGCAGGCCACGGCAGCGTCCTCTCCGGTCAGCGGTCAGGTGATCGGGATGATCCCCTACGGTGGATACCTCAAGGAGATCAACTTCTACTGCCGCACGGCCCCGGCTGGCGAGGCGACGGTTCGCTTTGCCATCAACGGGGAGTCGGACAACCTCGGTAGCGTCTCGGTCTCTGCCGCTGGCGTCTACTCGGTTGCCCTGACCTCTGCCGTCCGCGCCACGGTCCCGCTTGGCATCAACAGCGGCTCGGGCCAGCCGGTCAGGATGTCGGTCCTTGCGGCCTCTGGCTCCGTCGCAGCCCTTCAGGGCATGGGCGAGCTTGTCATGGTCCGCAGGGGCCAGTCGGACGGCTACCCCGGCCCCGGCCAGAAGGAGACGACCTTCCAAGGCCCCATCGCCACGGGCGTCAACAGCGGCTTGTGGGGCAACGCCAAGCCCGAGATCGGGTGGGGCCGGTTCTCCAAGCTCACGACCACGATCCCCTCGACCAACGGTGTGGTGTCTGGCCTCCTCGTCGGCTACCTCCCCATCGGGGCGGCGCTGGTGGAGATCAACTACATCGCTGGCACGGCTGCCGGGGGTGAGGCGACGGTGCGGGCGGGTACGTCCCCCACGGTCTTCACCTCGGACACGCTGGGTGCGGTGTCGGTCTCTGCGGCTGGCATCTACAGCGTGATCTCCTCGACGGCAGTCCGGGCCTTCGATGACTCGGGCGTCAACCGCGCCAAGAGCGGTGCCACCGCGCAGGCGATCTATCTCAACGTCGCGGCTGCCTCGGGTAGCATCGCCACGCTGAGTGCCAACGCGGCGGTTGAGATCGTCTACACCCGCCTCGACCCCTCCATCTACGGAGTCTGACATGGCCCGCCCTAAGCAATGGACCTTCTCCTCGGTCTCCGGGGAAACCACGACGATCTACTGGCCGGTGGACACTTGGGTCTCCACGCAGGAGTACGCCTTCGTGTTCCGCCAGTTGTCGGGGACGGGGTCGTACATGGCCGGTTGCTCGGCTTCGTGGTGCATTGACCGTGTTCTGGCGAATGGCGTGGCGTCGGCGCAGTTCATCCAGATCACCGCATTCTCGACCGGGTCTTCCTTCGTCCATGAAGACCCCGCCTCCTGCTTCCGGCTCACCGTCCGCACCAGCGGCGCGGCGACCGTGGACATCATGGCGATGCAGAGCGGTCCTGAGCGGGTGAGCTAATGGGCCGGTGGACGGAGCGCAATCGCTGGCGGCGGGGCCAATGGCTCGTCCGCGACGACGAGAGCGGCTTCGTCCACTACGCCGATCAGGTCGTTCGGCGCTGGGATGGGATGTATGTCCGCAAGGACCAAGACGAGCCGATTGATCCTCAATGGTTCATCACGGCTGAGTCCGACCCGACCAACGTCCCGTTCGTCCGCCCCGACCAACCGGCTGGCCCCGCTTGCAAGACCGGGCCTGCCTACGATGCGGCGAACCGACCGATCAAGAGCTTCCCCGGCTACAACCTCTATGTGGGCAGCAGCATCGGGAGCATGGAGATCGAGTGCAGCTTCATCGTGTTCCCCGACACCGGCCCCTACCCTCCACGGTGACCCATGGCACAGCAGGACAAGGCAACCCTCAAGCAGGCTTTCGAGACCGGAGACGCGCCCACCGGCAGCGATTTCGAGAACCTCATCGACAGCCAGTTGAACCTTGCCGAGACCACGGCGCAGACGATCAACGGCCCGGTGAATTTCGCGGGTGGCGTGACGTTCGCGGCGATCTCGGCTGCAACTGTCGGTGGCGGAGCGGCGACGTTTGGGACGGTCGCGGCATCTGCCGGTACGTTCACTCAGGTATCGGCCAACGGGATCTTCGGGCTCGCCAAGGCCGAGTGCTACGCCACGGGCACGGGGTTGATCTCCACGACTGCGATCAATTCCTATGTGGTGACCAACGTCGGAACTTCGGCTGAGTTCACCAACCAGTTCACGCACAACGGCTCCGGTCGCCTCACCTACACGGGCACCCAGCCGAAGACCTTCATGTTCGACGTTGACTTCACGGTCAGCGGAGTGACGGCAGCCCAGAACGTCGCGGTGCGCCTTGGCAAGGACGGGACCTCCCTTGCCAAGACCACGATGGAACTGCGGATGGCAGCCTCCTCCGCCCCCTATGCGGGCCATGTTGGCGGCATCGTGACGCTGACGGCAAACTCCTACGTCGAGGTTCTCTCGACTGCCACGCTCAACGTGAGCAACATCCTCTTCGAGAAACTGAACCTCCGCGCAAGGGAGGTCTGACATGGCTTCGCCCTACCTCACGATTCTGGAGATCGTGAACGAGGTCTGCGACCGGATGAACATCCGCCGCGTGACCACGACGAACCAGAACGCATTCACGAAGAACTGCATCAACCTCCTCAACGACATCATGGAGGAGATGGCCGACTTCGGGACTTGGAACGAGTTGCAGGCATCGGCCTCGGTGACGATGGTCTGCGGGCAGTCGATCTACACCATCGACACCACGACGCTCGTCACGGCCAAGCAGTTCATCCACTCCATCCAAGAGGTCGCGGTGTCGGGTCGCGTGCCGCCGTTGGAGCCGATCTCGGACAAGAACGAGTTCCGGATGCTCAACCGCGTGAACTCCATCGGCCAGCCGTCGCGCTACATCATCGAAGGCGTGGACACGCTCGGCAATCCCCGCCTCGGCATCTTCCCGCGCCCCGGTGCAAACTACGCTGGCAACGAGGCGTTCGTGAAATTCCAAGTCCTGCCGCCAAAGTATGTGGCGGGTTCCGATGACTCGGTTGTGGTGCCGTTCCCGGGGCGAGTGATGGTTCTTGGCCTCGTCGCTGCGGCGATCCTTGACGAGAGTGCGGGTGCGGAGACGCGCCAGTATCAAGCAGCGCAGTTGAAGTACCTTGCCGCGCGCAACAATGCCCTTGGACGCCAGACCGCCAAGACGGGCGAGTATGTGCGGGTCCAGCCGGGCGTGACGACGAGGTCGTGAAGTGCCCGAGAGGTACTACCAGATAGCGCGGCGCGGTCTCGCCACGAACTTCACCGAGACCGAGATCCCGCTCGACTACGCGCAGAGGTTCCGCAACCGCTTCATCAACGCAGCGGGTGGTGCAGAGAAGCGCCCCGGCTACGTCGCGCTCTCGGGTGCCCTGCCCACCAAGGGCATCGTCACGGGCCTGCACGAATACATCGACCGGGACGGCACGGCCACGCTGTTCGCCTCATCCGATGGCATCGTGTTCCGCTACAACGGCTCGTCTGCTTGGACGCAAGTGTGGCAGGCGACCACGGCTGCGCGGCTGCGGTCGGTCCAGTTCGATGACAAGCTCGTCTTCTTCAATGGCGTGGACCGTCAGGTCTACATCGACAGCGCAACGGCACAGTTCCAACGGTTGCAGCCGATCATGGAGAGCGGCACTTGCGGTGCCTCCACCTCGGCCAACGCCCTGACGGACTCCGCAGTCACGGACTGGACGGCGCAGACCTTCGTGGCTCCCGGCGACATCGTATTCAATGCCAAGCGCGGGGCATACGGCATCGTGACTGCCGTGACCTCGTCGCGGGTGAGCCACACGGCGATCTCGGGTGCGGCGCGTGGGTTTGGCTCCACCCTTGCCCCGATCTCTGGCGTCCCGGTTGGCGGCGAGCCGACTGCGGGCGACGGCTACAAGATCTACGACAGCATCGAGTTGAACGTCGTCTCCTACGATGGCGTCCTCGACAACGTCGCGACCATCGTGGGCACCAGCAGCAGCCCCACGCAGACCTACATCTCGGTGTCTGCTGACCGTGTTTCCGACTGGACTTCCACCACGATGCGCGTGGGCGATGTCGTCCACAACACGACCAAGACGGCTGGCTCCTTCGTCTCCGAGATCCTGTCCTCTGGCTTTTACGTCGCGCCCGCGATTGCCACGACCTCGGCGGGCGATTCCATCGTCCTGTACCAGTCCGCCATGCCGGTCGCGAGTTGGATTCATGTCCACTACGGGCGCGCGTGGATGATCGACTCCCGTGATCCGCGCAACGTCGTGGCCTCGGGGGCAAACGACATCCAAGACTTCACGGTGGATAGCCAGTCGCTTGAAACGCGCACGGTTTCGATTGGCAGCCAACAGCCCGGTGCCGATCCGGCGCGCACGATTGCCTCGTTCCAGACCTACCTCATCATCGGAACGGAGCGAGCGGTCTTTGCCTATCGCGGCACCGCACCGGCGGACCTTGAGCCCGCTGGCCTGTTTCCGCAGGGCGTGGTCGCGGTGGATGGGTTTGTCAACACGGGCAACGACCTGTCCTTCATCGGCTACGACGGGCTGCTGTCGATTAGCCTGCTCATCAACACGAACAACCTCCAACGCTCCAACATCTCGGAGCCGATCAAGAACACTCTGCGCGCAATCATCCGCGATGTGGTGGAGAGCCCCAACCCGCAGATCCAGATCGTCAACTACCAGCGGCGTAGCTGGATCGTGATGAAGATCGCGAGCAAGCTCTACATCTACAACTACGCAAACTTCGTGCTGGATGACGGGAAGATCGTTGCCGGGGCGAGTTGGTCCGACTTCGACGGGCAGATCGGCCTCCAGAGCGTCCTCTACGTCCGCGCCAACTCCGACCTCCTTCTGGGTGGGGCGGACGGCAAGGTGTACGCATTCGACCAAGGCACCTACACGGACGACGGGGCGTTGTACCCGACCGAATACATGCCCGGCTGGCTGAACCTTGAGGAGCCGCGCCAAAGCAACCGGATCAAGACCGGGTCCTATGTGGTGCCGAACTTCCAAGTTGGGGGGCGGGTGGTCTACGACATCGAAGCCACGGGCGACTTCAACCTCCAGTCCTACGACCTCGTGTCGGTCACGGCTCAGGAGGAGATCGGGGGCCGGGGGATTGGCACCTTCAGGATCGGCACGGATTTCGTGGGCATGGCCCGGACCACGGAGGGCTCC